CTCCGCAAACGATGCTGCTCAAGTCTTACTAGCAAATGGTGGATATATTGGCTCTGCTATAAAAATGCACTCTTCTGGTTCTCAAGAAGGAGATATGCGTTTTTATGTAAGTGGAGCAAGTAGTGGAAACAGTTTATCTGAAGCAATGCGTATTGGCACAAATGGAGCTGTTGGTATAGGTACAAGTACTCCTAATTATAAACTTCATGTTAAAGAAACTGGAGTAAACGCTGGTGCCATTTATGCAGAGGATGGAACTAGTTGGTTAAGAGTAGTTCCTAATCTAGGTGGAAGCGGATTTAATCCAATGTCAGCAGCTGGAGATATAGGACTTATATTTTCTAATGATAATGATAGTACTACAAATAGTTCAACACTTGGTTTATTGATTGCTCCTCATTCTACTAGCGCGTCTGGAATAAAAATATTAGAAGATGGACGTGTTGGCATCGGAACAACTACTCCAAATAGTAGATTTACAGTTAATGTCGGCAGTCAGGGCGATGGCATAGAACTTCAATCAAGTGAAGTTTCCATAGCAAAATTATCAAGGACTGTTTATGGTAGTACTGTTGTTGCCTCTCTTGATGGGGTTGCGGGAAGACCAATTCATATTGGTGGTATTGTAAACGAAGATGTTTTACTAGCAAATGCTGGCGGAAACGTTGGAATCGGAACTAGTTCACCATCTACAAAACTTGAAGTAGTTGGAGGCTCGATTCAGCTTACAAACGGTACTAGTGGAACTTACATAAAAGCTGTACAGACTACAAATAGTTCGAATGCAGGATTCTACATGGCATCCGGTAGTTCTAATTGGTATACTCTTGTAGACACTTCTGGAAAATACCAAATCTATGACGGAGATGCAGCAGCTATAAGAGTAATTGTAGATGGAACAGGAAGTGTTGGTATTGGAGTTAATGCGCCTGGAAGAAAGCTTTCTGTTGGTGGTGCAATTGAATTAACAACAGCTGATACTACTGTGCATACAGGCCATGCTGCTATTAGACGTGGTAGCTCAGGTGAAATGTTCTTAGATGCTCCAGGCGATATTCATGTAAATTTAGATACTAATAATAACAATACAGATAGAGCGTTTAGAATTAGAACTAATGCTAATACAACAGATTTATTTACTGTAAATGAAAGCGGTAATGCTACGCTTTCCGGAAATCTTGAAACTACATCATATCTATCATCTTCTGCGGGCGCATACTTTAATACAAACACAGGTAGTAATCCAGTATATATTACAAGATCTGGAAATACAGATCAGGCGTTAAAGATTTATACTGATGACGCAAATGTTATTTTCGAAAGTATTCAAGATGAAAGTTTAGATAACTATGGCGGATTTATTTTTGCTATGGATTCTGGAACTACACATCCGTTTTTTGATGTTAGAAAGGGTACGGCATCTTCTGGTACAAAGTTTAGAGTAGATGGTAGTGGTCATGTTGGTATTAATGAAGCTAATCCTGATTCCAGATTGCACATTACTGGTACAGATGGTAGTTGGGATAAACACATTACGATCGAGCATAATTCAAGCGATATAGGCAAAATCTTAGTTGATACCGATGGCATGAAGTTTAGAAACATGAGTAGTGGTAATGGTTTCTACTTTAGAGATTCTGCAAATGCCACACAAATGGTTATTGATTCATCGGGTCAGGTTGGCATAGGAGTAGGTTCAAGCCCAGGACAAAAACTAGACGTAGGTGGTATTATAAGATCAAAAGCTGTAAATCCACAGGTTAGAATATACACATCATCAGGAACAGGTACAGGATATTTAGTGTACGGCGATTCTGCAGACGATGATGTAGGACAAATATATTATAGTCATGCTAATAACGAAATGGGATTTGTTGTTAATGGCGGATCTGCCAAGATGTTAATTAATAGCTCAGGTAATGTTGGTGTGGGTGTTACGTCAATACCATCATGGGCAAACTTTATGACTAATGGTACTGTTGCTGTTGGTGGTATTCTTTATGTCAAACAGGATCAAAAAATCCAGGCATTAACTGCATATCCTGGAGGTGCTGGGTATTTAAGAATCAATCCAGATGGTGGTAATGTTGGTATTGGAATGGGTTCTTCTACTCCAAAAGCAAAACTTCAAGTAGAAGAATATGGTATTGATACAAGTGAAACTTCTACAAGTGCAACAACTCAAGTAACAATACATTCTTTCCCTATTGCTGATTTTAGAACTGCAAGATTTACAATTCAGATTACTAATACTACAGATTCTACATATCATAGTACAGAGATTATTGCTGTTCATGATGGAACAACTGCTAATATTACAGAGTTTGGTGAAGTTCATACAGGTTCTTCTGTAGAGGCAACATTTGATGCAGATATATCTTCAAATAACTTTAGATTAAGAGCAACTCCAACATCTACTAATTCTATGGAATTTAAAGTTGTTTGCCATTCCATCACAGTCTAAATCTTTTACTTGTATAAATAGTACTATATAAATTACCGTGGACAGTGAAACGGAGAACACATGGCAACAGATCACAACTTTCGAATAAAGAATGGCCTCGAAGTAGGCGGCTCATTAATAGTCAATTCATCAGGACAGCTCGTAGCTGTTACGGCATCATCTCATATACATTATTTAGATAATGTTCAAGCCAAATTTGGTAATGGTGGTGATTTACAAATTTATCATGATGGCAATTATAGTTATATTAAAGAACTTGGTAATGGTGGATTATATTTAGATACTAATGGAGATGGCATATATTTAAGAGGTACTACTGGCAATAAAAATATGGTTAGAGCCTTAAAAGATGGTGCAGTAACTCTCTACCATAACGGTTCAGCTATATTAGCCACAACATCAGGTGGTGTTGATATTACTAATACTGGTAATAATACAGATATAATTTTAACAGAAGGCGGCACAAATACAGATGCCAGAATAAGAAATTCGAATGGTATTCTTGAACTTGACGCAGACCTTAATAATGAATATGGTAATAGCTCTATTGTATTTAAAGTTGATGGTAGTACAAAGGCTGAAATAGATAGAAATGGTAGATTATATCTAAGTGGAACAACTGCTAACTATCAATCAAGTGATGGTAATTATCTAAGAAATACTACTGCTTTTGGTTATATACAAATCGGACCAGGTAATGCAGCTCATGCTCACTTCTTAACAGATAGAAGTAATTTCTATTTTAATAAGCAGATTCAAGTTGATACCGGTATTATTACATCTCACAACGAAGATTTAATTTTAAGAAGAGCTCAAACTTCTGCATCTGGCCAGTTAACATTAGGAAGAGGTAAATTTGTAGGTGGTTCACAATCTGCTTCTGATCTATTAAATAGTTCAACAATTCTTGGAGGCTTTCATGCTAACACTGCTTTTGAAGAAGCTTATGGCCATTTTTATATTCCAGGATTATCACCCAACCAATTAGCTGGTTCACATCGTAGACATACAGTTACAGTTACAAAAAACGGAACTACACAATCTGGCGATTATTCAAATATGTTCTCAGCAAATGGAGTAAATACTTCATTTTCACATGCTGCAGGATCCACTGATACAATTGTTATTACCATTACAGGTATTGCGATGGCTTATGGACAACATGTTGGTGTACAATTTGGTCATCCAACATTTAGAGCAAAAGATATTGAAATAGAAATAACAACTGATAATGGTTCAAACTGGACATCAATTTATGATGTAACAAACTTTCCTGAGGCCTCTGTAGCGCACTATCACGGAGGTAGTGGTACAGCAACTAACGGAATTAGATATACATTTACAAACTTTAACAATACTGGTATGAGAATCAACCAGTTATTCTGTTATGATTACTCAGAAAACGAAATTTATTTTGCAGAAAAAAATCAAGATCAAACAATAAGAGGTAACTGGACTTGGCCAGATAATTACAAAGCTAAATTTGGAAGTAGTGGTGATTTAGAAATTTGGCATAGTACTAGTGATTCATTTATACGAGATGTTGGTACAGGTAATTTATATTTAGATAGTAGTGCCCTTGTTGTCAGAAATTATGCTAATAGTGCCAATATGATAGTAGCAAGTGGTGGTGGATCTGTTGCCCTATATCATAATGGTAATATTAAACTTCAAACAGAATCATGGGGCGCTTTAGTAACAGGTACGTTAAATGCTGATTCTCTCCATTTAGGAAGTGGAGCTAGTGATTTAATTGATGTTCATCAAGATGGAACATTCACAGCAACATATAGAAACAATACAGGTGGTGTTCTCGATAGAAGATACGCAGATTACGGCAATGATGGTACAACAGTAGAATTTCAAACAAGAGTTGGAATGGATGGAAACTATTCATCTATTGGTAATTTTAGTAATCACGGTTTACAGATTAGAACAAATAATGCGAATAGATTAAATATTTCAAGTACTGGTACTGTTGAAGTTCAAGGTACAGCGCATTTCATTGCTCCAACTATTAGACTTGCAAACGATGCTACTGATACTACGAAACATAGAGTTGCTGTTTATGATAGTGGTGGAACATCTTATGGTATGATGTTATGGAATAGTAATGTAACTAGCGGTGATTGGGCTACAATGATTTATGGTCCAAACCAAGCTAATAGAAGAATATCATTCGGTAAAGTCACTAATAATACATTTAGTAATCATTCACATGTAACTGAAGCAGCCCATTTTGACTTAGACACCAATGATTTAATTTTAAATAATGGTACATTATTTGCTACAGGAACAAGTGATGGTGTAGTTGCAAGAAAAGGCGCTTTTGGTCCAACACAAACAAGTTTACATGGAAGTTATGATTTATATAATAATGGAACAACGTATTTAAATGGTGCTGTAACTGTCGATGATAATTTAGATGTTGCAAATAAAATAAGGCATATTGGAGATACAGATACTTATTTAGCTTTTGCTAATGCCAATGATTTCAGAATTGTAGTTGGTAACAGTACAAGAGCAGCATTTAATACAAGTAAAATTCATTTTAATCAAGAAGGTATTGACCAAGATTTTCAGGTAGAATCAAATAATTCTACACATATGTTATTTGTTGACGCAGGCCTTGATCGCGTGGGTATGGGAACAAACTCACCCGAATATCCTCTTCATGTACAAGGTGTAGTTGATGGTGATTTTGGAATTGGAATATTTAACCAAAAAAGTTATGGATCAGGAACTGGTGTAAATGAAACTGCAACTTTAACATTAGGTATAAAAGAAAGCGGTCTTGCTGCAGCAAATAGAATATTTGGTCAAATACGAGTAGCAACTACTAATGAATCTTCATCTGGTAGTGGCAGAATGTCATTTAACGTAAGAAGCGCTGGTTCTGTAGTGGAAAGGGCTGTTTTAGATAATGGTGGTAATTTTACTGTTGATGGTACATTGATAGGTTCTAATGTAAATACAGGACAAGGTGCGACAGAAGTACACTTAATGAACCAAAATGTTAGGACTACTGATTCACCTACATTTGCATCATTAACATTAACTGGCGATTTAAATATTACAGGTGATATTAATACAGTTACCGTTAATGATTTAGATGTTCAAGATAAAACAATTACTGTCGCGGCTGGTGCTGCATCAAGTTCTGCTGCTGATGAAGCGGGTCTTATAATTGGTGGTGCAGGATCAAAAATCCTATGGGATCATGCTGAAGATAAATTCCAATTCTCTCATGGTATTAATTTCGATAGAGATACTTATTCAGAAACTAACCAAAACTTAGGAATATATTGGTCAGCATGGGATAAAGAATCAGGCGGAGATCAATCTGATTCTGCATTTATTAGACACACCGAAAATACCGGTGGTCATTCGAATTCAGTATTAGAAATTAAATCAGGCAATGATTCTGGAGATGGTATTGCGTTTACTACACATTCCGGTTCTACATTAAAACATAATAGTAGTAATATTCTTACAGCAGCAAACTTTACAAGTAATATTACTAACCTGTTAACAACATCAACCACTTTTGCTGGTGATGTAGACGGAACATATAATAATTTAGTTATCGATGTTCCTACACAAACTTCGGCACCTACAGCTTCTACTGGTAGATTATGGTGGGATTCTAATACTGGTAATTTAAAAATCTATAATGGTTCTGTTTGGGTAACTGCTGCAGCAATTCCTGATGTATCAGGTAAATATGATAAAACTGGTGGTGCTATTACTGGTGCAGTTTCAATGAGTTCTACTCTTGCGGTAACTGGTAATATTACAGGTTCTGCAAATATTCAAGGTAATGCAATTATCAAAACAGGTGGAACATCATCGCAATTCTTAAAGGCAGATGGTTCTGTTGATTCTAGTACATATCTTACAGGTAACCAAACAATTACACTAACTGGAGATGTTACTGGCTCAGGAACAACTTCAATTGCAACTGTTGTTGGCGACGATTCGCATAACCACTCATCTTCATCTGGTAACTTTAGCGTTGGTGGAACATTATTCGTAACTCAAAAAATAGAACACACTGGCGATTCAAATACGTATATGGAGTTTAATAGCGGTGATGAGTGGAGAGTTGTAACTGGTGGAACCGAAAGAATACGAATTCAAGGAGGCGATATTGGTATAGGCAATGTCGGTCCAACTGATGGTGATTTAACACTTAATAGTCCAAAACTCCACGTTAAAGGTCCTGATACAACTAACAAATATAATTTAGTTGCTAGATTCCAGGGCGGTACTGATTCTGATAATACTGGTGGTGCAATATTAATTAACCATTCTAATGATCGTGGTTTATTAATTGAAGGTGGTCGAAGCAGTTCTGATAGAGGCGTTGGTTATATTGGTCTATTAAACTCAGGCGCAGCTCATACACGTATTATGGGCTTCTATCAAGATGGAACAACATATACTGCAGGTATTAATATTGATCCTGGCACATATCCGCATACAGAGTTGCAAGTAGGTAATCCAGAAATAGCATCAACTGGTATTACAATTGCGTCAAGATACGATGCGAGTGCTGCTAAATTAACATTCAGAACAGGTCATCCAAATAATGCTAATGTTTGGAATACATCACAAATTGCTTCTACAGATGATGGAAACTACAATGGTAGATTAGAGTTTAGAACATCCGTTTCTGGACAAGCTGCTCCTACCACTCGAATGTTTATTAGAGCGAACGGTAGAGTTGGCATTGGTAATGGAGTATTTACTCCTGACGCATTATTAGATGTTAACGGTGAATCGAAATATCGCGCAAAACAAGAAACACATGTAGCTGCAGGTAATTATTTTGCAAATTATATAAACACTACTGAATCTAATTTTAGATTAACAATGTATAACAACGGAACTGGTAATGGTTCTAATCAATACGCATTTAAATTTGGATTACATTATGGTACTACTGCTAATGCGAATATTATGTTCTATAGAGGTGGATCTAGTGTAGGTGGATTCTTAGCATTTACTACAAATAATGATACTGAAAGAATGCGTATTCATAGCGGCGGTGGAATTAGTGTTGGTACTACAACTACTCCTCCTAGCGGTGGAATATTATCAGATAATGATATTAAGACTAATTCGAGGTTTGGTGTTGGATCTGGAGGTAATTTAACAGATGCTGCAATTTATAAAAATGATGATACTGATACTGGTATTATTTGGCCATCTACAAATGCATTAGCATTTATTACTGGAGGCGTTAATAGACTTAATATTGCTTCATCTGGAGAAGTTGAGTTTGACAAACACTTTAAATCACAATCTCAATATTTAAGTGGTGCTACTAACTTTGATAATTTAAAAGTTTCAGGATTTTATAGTTTATATAATGCAAATGCGTCTGGTCACACAAATGCGCCTTTCCAATATGGCGCGATGATTCAAGCTGGTAATACAGATGAAGCTGGTGGAATGGGCATGCAAATAGCTCATGAAAGAACTGGTGCTGGTACTTATATCAGAGGTATGAATGATAGTAATGATACTTGGTATTCATGGCAAAGAATCTTCATGGATAATTATCATCCAAATGCTGATAAATGGACAACTGCAAGAACACTAACATTAGCTGGTGACTTAACTGGTAATGTTTCATTCGACGGTTCAGCTAACTTTACACTTACAGCTGCAGTTGTAAGTGATTCACATAACCATACACGCTTTGATGTTAGTGGTATTAGTGATTTAAATTCAGTTTCTGGTGCTAATAATACTAGATTTAGACCTTTTGTAAGTAATTTCCAAGCTTCTAATAGATCTGGATCTAATTATAATGGAGGCTTTGAAGTAGGTACTGGTGCGACTAATTACGGATCTCAGTTTGTATTTGAGGCTAACGCTGCAGCAACTCAACCTAAATTCAGAAATAAAATTAATGGGACATGGGGTGCATGGCAAAGTGTATTTGCTGATGGTTATCATCCAAATGCTGATAAATGGACAACGGCTAGAAGTCATACTGTTACTCTTTCAGGAGAAGTTACAGGTACAGCTACTCAATCAGTTGACGGTACGGGCAACAAAACATGGTCAATTGCTACAACACTAAATCATTCATCACTTGATGATCAATACTTAATAAAAGATGGTGCTAATATTCAAGCTTATTCTGCTGGAAGTAACGAGATGTTTAAATGGCAGAATAATACATCTGGCGGTATAATTCAATTAGGATTCCAGCAAAGCGATACAGATGGGTTACATCATAGATTGTATCTTAGAGCATATAAAGGAAGTGCCGGTTCATCAGGTAATGTTGATATTATTGTAAGAGGTACTGGTGGTTCAATAACAAGTGATGTATTAGAATTGCATTCAGGTCAAAGAGCTGCATGGCAAGGTAATGATATTTTCACTGATGGTTATCATCCAAATGCTGATAAATGGACAACGGCTAGAAGTCATACAGTTACTTTAACTGGGGATGTAACTGGTACTGCAACGCAATCTGTAGACGGAACTGGTAACAAGACATGGTCGATTACAACTGCGGTTGCTGATAATTCACATATTCACGATCACATTCAAGGTGCAAGTGGTACAGCTACAAACTTAAATACGATTGCAAGTCAGGCAAATAGCGGAGAGTTACATTATGATTCTTTTTCTACAAGCGCAGCTAATAAGCCTAATACTAGTGATAATGCTAACGGTGTAATAACTGTAGGACAGCACTCTGGACCTTATACAGCACAACTTGCCTTTTCTTCTGATGGCTTTATGTATCATAGAGATAATCCAAATAATACTTATGGGGGCTGGAACAAAGTTTTTCAGGATAACTACCATCCAAACGCTGATATATGGACAACTACAAGAACTGATACTGTTACATTAACAGGTGATGCTACTGGTACTTCAACTGTTAATGTAAATGGTAGCGGTAACTGGACAAATAGTGTTTCGGTTACTGTTGGTTCTATTGACGGTCAACAATTTTATAATACAAGATCAAACTCAGGACTAAACTCAACTAGTTTAGATGGTAATGGTATTTTCTATTATACCGCAGGCCCAGGCAACTTTAGTGGAAACTCTACCGATGGTGCAGCTTATATGCAATCATATAGCTCAAGTTGGCAACATACTATTCTTGGTGATTATAGATCTGGTGCGATAGCAGTTAAGAGTAGAAATAGCGGAACATGGCAAGAAACAAAAAGAATTCCAATGATTTTCACTGGAAGTACTACTCCTACTATTACAACGCATGCCGATAATGCTGAATTATGGTATGATACATCAGATGGAACATTAAAATTTTATTATAATGACGGTACCTCATCACAATGGGTAGATGCAGTTGCTGTGCCAAGTATTTCAAACTTATATAGTAAAGGTGGTGGTGCTATTAGTGGCGCTGTTAGTATTGGAAGTACATTAAATGTTACCGGAATTACGGAATTAGATAACGAATTATTTGTTGATATTAATGGTGGAGCTAACGGAACTTCAAACCAAGTTGCTAGATTTAGTAATATAACTACAGGCGCTACTTCTGGATATATTTACTTAGGTGCGAATAGCGGTGGCGACTGGAAAATTGGTAAAAACGTCCCAGGAACTTCATCTAGAACTAATTTTGATATTGCTTTGCACACTAATGCCTTGGCTATGAGTATTGACGGCAATAAAAATGCGCAATTTTTTGGAACTGAAATCAGTGGGATTACTGGAGGTACTGGAACAGGCACTACTCACTTAAAAAGAATTGGTGGAATTTATCTTGGATGGGATAATGCAACTTACGGAGTACAAGACTCGCATTCAATTAAATCAACGTATGGCACAAATTACATTGATAGTATAACAGTTAATTCTTATAATCATATAAGATTTAATATTGATACTAACGGTAATAATACTGATGAAGTTTTCCAGGTTGGTAGACATACAACTGGAACTGGAAACATTTTAATGACACTGGATACCTCAGGTAACTTCTCCACTACTGGTAATGTTACAGCATATTCATCAGATAGAAGATTAAAGAAAAACTTTAAGAAAATAGATAATGCATTAGATAAAGTATTATCTCTTAACGGATATAACTTTGATTGGAGAATGGACAAACTGGAAGGAACTACATTCGAGCCGGATTATGAAACTAATGATGTTGGTCTTATTGCTCAAGAAGTTCAAGCGGTATGTGAGCAAGCTACCGGGCCGGCTCCATTTGATATACAATACAATGAAGAAACGAAAAAGCTTGAAAGCCAATCAGGCGAAGATTATCTTACAGTGAATTATGATAAGCTGGTGCCATTACTTGTAGAATCAATAAAAGAACAACAAACTATTATAAATAAATTAGAACAGAGATTAAGCGATCTCGAAAAAAGAGAGGAATAAAAATGGCAATTGTAAAAACAAGGAATTTAAGACATGTCTTAGTAAATCCTGCAGTCGACCCTACAAAGGGCGATGAGCATAATGATGGAAATCCTTCATTAGGTGTAGGTTATGTGGATGTATTTGATGATCCAGATGACAATGATTTACCACAAAATTTTGACCGACAAGTTGTATTCTATAAATACGATTCTGAAGGTGAAGCTACAAACTTCGAAAACGAAGATCCATTAGTTGTTAGTATAGCTGAAGCAATCTGGAGCTAAGGAAAAATGACAGATTTTCCAACATCACCATCATCGGGAGACACCCTACTAGCAGAAGGCGGTAGATATTATCAATGGGATGGTTCTTCATGGGGCATTAAATCCGATTTAGGAGGTAATACCTTTTTATATAGAACTATTGTAACTCGTGGTTATGTATCATGTGGTTACAAATCTAGTTCACCATGGAGAAATATTAATAGGTGTGTGCACTCTACTGATACTACTACAAATTTAGGAGATTTGTGGACATATACTTGTTCATATAAAGATGGAAGTTTTAGTGACTATCACCATTTTATGTATGGTATGACTAATAGCCATTCAGGAACTGGAACATATACGGGTAAATTTGATATGTCAACAGAAACTGAACAAACTCATGAAACTTATCATGATTTAAAAACTGCTAGACGCGACCACGACATTTTACAAAATCCTGGTTGGACTATTGCTTACATTACAGGCGGAACTTCTGGTACATCAACAGATAAACACAATCTTGTAACTGAAGCAATGTATACTTCTAGTATTGCAATGGTTGCAGGTGGTACAGTATTTGGAATGGGTTGTATTTTTGGTCAATATAAAGGTTGGGTATCTCAAGGCACATCATCATCAGAATGTGGTAGTTTAACCTGGGCCACTGAGGCTTTTTCTAGTGGCGGTATTTCATGGGCATCAGACGGACAACCAAAAGGATTATCATCTAAACATGGAAATGGCTATGGTGGAACTGGAACATACGGCGGTTCTTCAACTATGTTAAAATTTAATGACAATACCGGTTCAACAACTAATTCAGGTATTACAAGACCAGAAGCATGCGGTGAAGAAAATATGAATTTAGGTCAGGATTGGGGATATACGTTAGGTTCATATAACACGGCTGCACAAACAAATAATACGACAAAGATTTTTTATACAACCGATACTATTACTAATATGGGTTCTGCAACTATGCCTAAAGGTCATGACGGTATGTCATCCGGAGGTTGTGCTAGTGCAAGCGCATTAGTTGTTGGAGGAAGTTAATGGCACTAAGTTTTCCAACATCGCCTAGTAGCGGAGATGTATTCACTGCTCAAAACGGATTTGCATATGTTTATGATGGAGATTCGTGGACTACATTAGGTAGCGCGGTTGATCCTAACCCATTCACAGCTAATCCATTTAAGTTTAGATCGGTTTATACAAGAGGTTATGTAACAGGCGGATATAAATCTAGTTCGCCGTGGAAAAATACAAATAGAACAGTGCACGCCACTGATACAACGGCGAATTTAGGTGATACAATAGGAACACCCGCTGCATATACAATGGGTTCATATAGTGATTACCATCAATATGTATATCAATGTTCAACTGCATTTCCAGGCACAGGAACTAGAACAGAATCTGTAAATATGACAACTGAAGCTGCAAGAACACATAACAGCGATTGGGATACGAGTTCTGCATATACTGGTTATAGCGATATTGGTGTTTTACTAGCGCCCGGACTTACACTAGCATATTTAACTGGTAAGGGTTATAGATCGTGTAGGCATAATTTAGTATCTGAAGTAATGGCAGATATTGGAACATTTCCATCAATAGATGCTCAAGATACTTCAGGCTCAGATTTTCAAACTGCTTGGCAAGGCAAGACATACGGATGGATAAAATCGACACACACTGGTTCGCTAAATTTAAAATTTTTATTTTCAACAGAAACATTTAGTGCAGGTGGATTATCAGTAGGAACTGATGGTTGGGGTAAAGCATTGTCAACTAAAGAAGGTCATGCTTATGTAAAAAATACAGGTAATATTGGTAATACTGTGTATAAAATTAATGATGAAACTGGATCTAATATATCTACAACATTAACAACACCAGATGGAAATGCTGGTGAAGAAAATTATCAAACAGGACAAGAACATGGATATTGTTTAGGTCACTATAATGGTGTTCAAAACAATAATACATATAAGGTAGTACATGAAACTGATACATTTACAACATTAGGTTCTACGGCTCAGCCAAAAGGGCACGATGGAATGTCATCAGCTGCATGTGCTTCCGCAAGTGCATATCTATTAGGAGGAGATTAAAATATGAGATATTGTATAGCACGATTTGAAAGAGAGATTCCTACAGTAGAGGGCGTAACTCATCTTGCAAGTCTAACAACGTACCAAATATATTCTGTGGATGAAAGTTCATGGGATGATTTTACTGGAAGAGGACAACCTTGGGAAGAAATTACTGAGCTTGAAGCAACTGAAGGTATAAGATTCTATGGAGAAGTCAGAGAATATAGAAAAGCATATTCATTAGATGAGGGTTTAGAGCCTGATGAAGATGAAAATGGCAAAACAAAGGTTTATTTTACTGATGAAATCCATACTGCAACTGTATTATTAATGAAAAGAGTGTTCAAAAAAATGATTCAAGATGTATATGATACTCGAGATAATAGAGATGGAGAAGATGCTTTATTAGAAGAGGTCGATGGACTAACAAATATTAGAGATATAAATAAAAATAGAGAAAAATATTTAGGTATTGAAATGCCACGCGCTCAACTAAGAGAACTTGGTCTTTGGGATGAAGAAGCCGGTTCAAGAGATGGTGTGTGTGATTACAGTTTAGGATTTTAAAATTATGAAGAATGAAGATATATATGATTTAGTTGAACACCACGGGACATTTTCGCAATCAGAATTTCAGTCAAGATATTTTGTTGTAAATTCCCATGTAACCAATTATAGAAGAATTAGACAAGCATTATTAGAAATTGAAGCACGAGTTCAATCTAAAAGACAGATTGAAAGAAGTGTAAAAAGAGAAGAAGCGCAATTGGCTATTCATCAAAGAAATTTTGATAATGAAACTGATGAACTTGAAAAGAACTTAATAGCATGTGATGTTGATCAATCAAAATACGATTTAAACGTATATCAAAAAAGATTAAGACAAACTGAACAAGAACTAGAAACTTATGCAGAGATTGTAAAAGAATTAGTTCCTGATATGGATAAACTTATCGAAATGAATAAGGAAAATCCAGAAGAGGAAAGAAGATATTGGATCGCTCGTATGGGAAAACAGGCTGCAATGGATCTTATGACTATTGGAAAAATAGGTCAAGGTAATATGGACTCTATTGCAATGATGTCTCTTGGAGATCAAGAGCAAACCGTAAAAGTAGCTTTAAAATATAATGCAGTTATGAATAAAGGTATTGCCAGTTTGGAGCAAAAGGCGCTTGATGAATTGCAGTTGTCATACGATCCAACAAATGAAGTAGATTATATTGATAAATTATTAGAACATAGTGACATGATTGAAGATAAAAAAATAAATGGCGAAAGTATTTAGTGTACCGCTTAATCCAAAGCTAAGCGAACAAGATTATAATAAATTCCTAGAGTTCTTATCAGAGTATAAGGACTATATCTATGACGTGTATTTTACTTCTAGGATTCCACCATTTAATCAAGATGCTATGGGAGATGTTTTTGCTTCGACCAATGATTCACAGTATTTAGTAGAAGCTGCGTTAAACATTCAAAATAATATAGGAATTCCTATATCAGCAACATTTAATAATATTGAGGTAAGACCAGATCAACAAAACTTAGATTTGTGGATAAAAAATTATAAACCATTGTATGATGCTGGAATATATAATGTAACTTTACCACATACTCATTGGATGATGACTGGCCAAGTAAAGAAAAACTTTCCAAAGCTTTTTGTTAAAAACACAATTCTTAGGCAAGTTACTGAAGCAAGAGATGTCGCCAAACTTGCCGAGGCTGGTTTTGACTATGTAAACCTTGATAGAGTATTAATGCGCGATCATGATAGAATAAAGGAAATAGCAAAAGTAAAAGAAAAATATAATGTAAAATTATCTTTATTGGCAAATGAAGGTTGTATTGGTGGTTGTGCTGTAATGCCAGAACATTTTCAATTTAATAATACAAGGGCACAGGGCCCTCAATATTTTGCAGACCCTATTAGTAGAGTATCTTGCCCAAAATGGGATACAGAAGATATAGCAGTAAATTTAAAAACTGCAAACTTTACTCCATGGAGAGAGGATTGGCTCGAGTTATTGGATATTGGTATTGATACTATTAAAATGCACGGTAGAGAATCGGTATCAAGATTATGGGAAACTGTAGATATTATAAAAAGATTCGCTAATAAAGATGACATATTATTCGATACATTTAATGAATATTTAGAAGAAACAAATATGGAAGGCCGGCCAATAGATGGTTGGCGCAAAATTATTAAAACGTGTAAATTTGATTGTTGGGATTGTAATTTTTGTGATAAAGTGTGGAAGGCAAAGGGAAATTCAAATAATAATAAAGTGGAAAGAGTTGCACAAGCACTAATAGACTGCGTCAATACTGATATAGATATTGATATCGATGGATTGTCGAGCAAAAGAACACAAGGGCTGTTAAACATATTAGGCGGAATGTCGACACATTATTTAGAAGTTGGTGTATTGACAGGATCTACTTTTTGTGCTGCTATAAATAATAATGATATTACTGCTTATGCTGTGGATCATTTTAGAGATAACACGCAGGCTGTAACTGGTTCTGATATAAACAGTAGTAAACAAACCTTTATAGAAAATGTAAAAAAATATAAAGGAAAGAATTCAATTCATCTTTTTGATTGTGATTTTAGAAAGGTGAATTTGGATAAAATAGAAAAGATTGATTTAATGTTTTATGATGCGGATCATGATCCAAAATCAAACATTGATTCGCTTGTCTATTTTAAAGATAAATTAGCTGATGAGAGTATAATAATATTTGATGATGCTAATTTTGATGAAGTTGTAGATAGTGTGAGGGAAGGCATGAATCTTGCTAGATTAAATATTATCTATGAAAAAGTGATATTGAATGATATAGAAGATCCGGACCAATGGTGGAACGGGTTATATATTATGGTAATAAAAAAGGATTAAATTATGTTAAACTTATTAGATGGCTTAGGCTATCTATGGATGATTATATTCATCATGATTAGTGCGGGACTAGCAAAGGAACACGATCTTTTTGCCCCTGCATATGCTTATGTAAGAAATGTATTCCGTTCAAATAAGTTTGTTTTAGTAATACTGAGTGCGATAGGCGGTGTTCTACCAATCTCAGGAAGAGTTACTGTATCTGCTGGTCTGTTAGATACATTAGCTCCAAAAAGTGGACCAGGCAGAGAAAAATTAGGAATAATTGATTATTTAGCGACTCATCACTATTATATGTGGTCACCGTTAGAAAAAACAGTCATTTTGCCTATTGCTGCATTTGGTTTAACTTATACTGCATGGCTAGGAATCGTCTGGCCAATTCTCATTTCTTCTTTTCTTTTTATTGGCTGGTATGTATGGAGCCAAGTAAAAGAAGACGAAGTTGCAATTAAACCGACAAATTTTAACATGCCTTCTGTTGTGAGGAATGTGTTCCCTATGATCATAGCGATTGCAGGTTACATTAAAACATCAGATTATGTTTTATGTTTTGGTTTACTGTCATTGTATTATATTATATTGACAGCAACATGGGATATTAAAAAGTTAATTAATTATGTAAATTTTGAATTACTTTTTACAGTAGCATTTGTAATAATACTAAGCAATTATTTAAAATCTCATGAAGATAGTATTCAGACATTCGTGACTGATGCAATGTTAGATCCAACAACTTTAGTTGGAATAACGCTAATATCTTTGTTAGGATTTACGGGAAGTTTTATAATGGGTAGTAGTGGAAAATTTATTGCTTTAGCTGTACTTATGTCGCAGGTATTTGGTATAGAATATTTTCTTTGGTTTTTTGCCTTAGAATATTCTGCATATCTTTGTAGTCCTATGCATAAGTGTTTAGTTATTGGCCGTGGATATTTTAATACTCCGTTAATAATGTATTACAAAGCTTTGACCATGTGGATTATAATTTTATTGGTGTCAAGCGGCATCGCAACTTTTGCAATATAGGAGAAAAAATATGCAATATTTATTAACATTTATTATGGGGCTATTTTTGGTCTTTCCAGCATTTGCTGAAGAGGTTGAAAAAGAGGAAGAAGACGTTATTGAAGAGGTAGTAGTTGTATCAACTGGCTTACCGCAATTCGCAACTGTCGGTGAAAACAATCAACCGGTCTGGACTTTAACGAGGAAATTTCCGGCTACAAGGTCATATATTATGGTTCCAGATGGAGAAGTAATGTATGAGAAATGGTTTGATGTAAGAGATAGAAGGGACGGCCCTGCTCAAATTAGAATGAGAGATGAAATTGCTCTTGGTCTAGGTGGAAGATGGGAACTTGATCTTTATGCTCATACGGTATATGATGGACCACAATACGATCAACGATTTGAATGGCGTGGGTTTAGTTGGGAAGTAAGATATGCTTTAGCAGAATGGGGTGAATTATGGGGAAATCCAACACTTTATTTCGAGCATAAGCTAAAACAAGGTAAGCAAGGAATTGAACCAAAACTATTACTTAGTGACAGATTCGGACAGTCTAGTTATATATGGGGATTGAATTTAATTTATGAAGCAAATATAGCAGAAACTAAAGAGGAAGAAGAAAGAGAATACGCTGCAACATACAGTGTAGGTAAAGTTTTTAGTAATAAAATGACTGCTGGTATATCGACAATGTATCGATATAATGATTTTGATGGAGGTTCTACAGAACTTTATATGGGCCCAACGTTTCATTATAGATTTAATGATAGAGCACATATTAGTTTTGAGTACATGCCAAATCTTAGAGACAAAGATGGTTACAAATCAAGAAGTCATTTAATTTTTGCTTGGAGGTTTTAGTTGTTTAGATTTGATAATTTTGATGTAGTTCCGCTGTTTTCTTCTCCGTTAGGGATAACGCAAATACAAGAAGACATGACTGCACTAAATAAAATTAAATCTATTAACTATAGTATAACGAATGATTCTGGAAGTCAAATTTCAGAATCATCTCGTATATTACACGAATTCCCTATCGAAAAAAATATTATAATGAAATATTTTAATGACTATAAAAATAAGATATTTCGATATGATAATACGGAATTTAATCTTTATTCCTCATGGGCTACAAAATGTCAAAGGGGCCAAGGTTCTGACGTGCATAATCATACTAATTCTATGTTTAGTGCAGTGTATTACTTAGACACGGTAGAAGATAAAGATGGGGGATCCTTAGAATTTAACAATATTGGAATCAACCAGTCAGGCCACAATGTAGTTTCTGCAGAGATGAATTCTTTTAATAGTGATTGCTTTACAGTACAGCCAGGAAAAAACGTAATAGTGTTTTTCCCTAGTTATATTTTTCATAAAATTAATAGATATACGGGACTTGATGATAGATATTCTATTGCGATGAATTTTATGCCCAGTGGAAAAATAGGTTATGGTGACTCAAGTCTGGAGTTAAAAATCGTATAAATAATAGTAATATATTAATATTGGAGTTAACATATGGCTAAACCTAATTCTAGACAAACACTAATAGACTACTGCTTACGTGCTTTAGGTGCGCCTGTCGTTGAAATAAATGTAGATGATGATCAGGTTGAAGATAGAGTGGATGAGGCTCTTCAGTTTTATCAACATTATCATGCTGATGCTATCGAAAAGGTTTTTTTAAAGCATAAAGTAACAGCCGATGACATTACAAACGGGTATCTTACTATCCCTGATTTGGTCACGGATGTGGTTAGAGTGTTTCCATTGAGAGAAGGTATCGGAAGCGGTATGTTTGATATTCAATATCAAATGAGACTGAACGATATGCACTCTCTCGGATATATGGGATCACTTGTTGAATACGAAATGGCTCAGCAGTGGTTATCAATGCTAGATCTCTTAATAGACTCAGATGATAAACATATTAGTTGGGATAGACATAAGAATCAGCTTAGAATAGATATGGACTGGTCTTCTGAGGTTGAGGTTGACGAATATATTATCGTAGAGTGTTATAGGATTTTAGATCCTGCTACATATACAGACGTCTATAACGATTACTTTTTAAAGCGGTACCTTACGTCATTAATAAAAATGCAGTGGGGAATTAATCTTTCTAAATTTGAAGGTATGGTAATGCCTGGTGGAGTTACGTTTAACGGAAGACAAATATTAGAAGATGCAAAGGAAGAAATAGAAAAATTAAATGAAGAAGTCAGATTAAACTGGGAACAACCAGTTGACTTTTATACGGGGTAAAATATGCCACGAAGTGTATATTTCTCGCAGGCTGTAAGGTCCGAACAAAATTTATATGAAGATTTAATTATTGAATCTTTAAAGATTTTCGGTCAGGATGTATATTATATCCCAAGGACTTTAGTTTCAAGAGACAACATATTAGGTGAAGATGCTGCATCTAAATTTGATGATGCTTATCTTATAGAAGCTTATATTGAAAACACCGATGGATTTGAAGGTGCGGGCGATCTGTATCAAAAATTTGGACTTGAAATTAGAGATGAAGCTACATTTATTATTTCCAGAAGACAGTGGCAAAACCTTGTTGGTATATGGAATAATGTAGTAGAAACTAATAAGCCTCAAGAAGGCGATTTGATATTTTTACCTATGTCAAATTCTTTCTTTGAAATTTCTTTTGTCGAAGACGAGCAGCCATTTTATCAGTTATCTAACTTACCAGTATACAAAATGCAGTGTAGCTTGTTTGAATATAATGAAGAAGACTTTGAAACTGGGCTTGATGTTATTGATAGTGTCCAAGGGCAGCAATCATACCAGGTTGGTATGGATGTAACTGTTAGTGGCGGTAATCACTTTGTATTAGGAGAAACGGTAACTCAGACAATTTCAACCAATCCGGCCATTAGCGTTTATGGCGAAGTTCAGACACTAACAAAAACTTCTAACATTGCAGCTACTATTTCTTTATCTAATATTGGAGTAACAGGTAGCACGGAAGCTAAAGATTTTGTGATCTCAAACTCTTTAGGTTTGGTTGGATCCGAGTCAACAAATACTTGTTACATTGCTAAGATTAATAATGTTACGGATGCTGAAGCATTCCCAAGTGATGATCAGGCTCAGAACTATGCGTTTGAAATAGAAGCTGATGGATTCTTAGACTTTACTGAAACTAACCCGTTCGGTGATGCATCGGAGACTTATTAATGTTTGGAAATCACTTTTATCACGCAACAACAAGAAAGGCCGTAGCTTTATTTGGAACTCTGTTTAATAATATATCTGTTATTAGACACGATGGTTCTGGAAATGTACTTAATCAAATTAAAGTTCCTTTAGCTTATGGACCAAAACAAAAGTTTTTAAGTAGACTTGATTCTGTAACAGGTCAAGACGCTACTATGGCAATTAAACTGCCTAGGATGGGGTTTGAAATCACTTCTATGGATATTGATTCAACCCAAAAGTTGGCAAAAAGAAACCAAATTATAGAAAATCACGCGAGTGATTCTACTAAAAAGAAAACAATAAAGCAGCACGTTGCATATAACATTAATATGTCATTATTTGCAATGGCCAAAAATCAAGATGACGGATTGCAGATAATGGAACAAATACTTCCATATTTTCAGCCAGAATATACAGTAACAATTAAACCAGTAACTGGATTTGATTATAAGCAGGATGTTCCTATTATATTAAATGCTGTCACTATTCAAGATGATTATGAAGGTGATTATCAAACAAGACGTGCTTTGATATATCAATTTGACTTTGTAATGAAGATGAAGTATTTTGGTCCTACCGCAGATCAAGGTATCATTAAAGAAATTAATATTGATTTTAATGCAGATACCGGTGGATCTAATGTTTTAGAAAACATGGATTTTACAATATCTCCGTCAACAGCTGATGAGGACGACAACTATACAGTTAATGTAAGTATAACATAGGTATATTATGGATAAATTAGAAAAAATGCAGGCTAGCCTGAATAAGAACTTACCTGAGAAAAAAGCTAAGACTACTGAGCTTACAAAGACCCAGAAAGAGGTCAAAGATGATTATGAATTTTCCAGAAAAACATATAAGGATCTCATCGAAACAGGCGTGAGATCTCTCGACGTACTTGCGGAACTTGCAAGGGAATCAGAGCATCCAAGAGCTTTTGAGGTTTTGTCTAAAGCTATTAAAGATATCGGTGATGTAACTGATAAACTGATGGATCTACAAAAAAGTAATCGTGATCTAAACAATGAGAATAAAGGTAAGAAAGAAGTAACAAATAATAATTTATTTGTAGGTAGTACAACAGATCTACAAAGGTTGTTTGCAAAGCACGACAAAGAAAATAAAGAAAAGAAGATTATAGATGCCACGCCCGAAGAATGAACATGAAGGTTATCTAGGAAATCCTAATGTAAAAAAGGATGGAGTAGAAAGCCAATTTAGCGAAGAGCAAATAAAGGAATATCGTCAATGTATGATGGATCCTTCCTATTTCGCTACTAAATATCTAAAAGTTATTTCGTTGGATGATGGTCTTGTTCCATTTGATTTGTATCCATATCAAAAAAATATGTTTAATCACTTTAATGATAATAGATTTAGTATCGTTTTAGCTTGTAGACAGTCAGGTAAATCTATTTCAGCGGTGGCATATCTTTTATGGTATGCATGTTTTCATCCTGAAAAAACTATCGCGATACTGGCAAACAAAGGATCTACCGCAAGAGAGATGCTTGCCCGTATTACATTGATGTTAGAAAACTTACCGTTTTTTCTGCAACCAGGATGTAAAGCATTAAATAAAGGGTCTATTGAGTTTAGTAATAATTCGAAGATTATTGCCTCTGCTACTTCAGGTAGTTCTATTCGTGGTTTATCTATTAACTTATTATTCCTAGACGAGTTTGCGTTTGTTGAAAATGATGCGCAATTCTATACATCAACATATCCCGTTATATCTTCAGGTAAAGATACTAAAGTTATTATTACTTCTACTGCTAATGGTATTGGAAATGTGTTCCATAGAATATGGGAAGGTGCAACAACATATACAAATGAATATAAAGCTTTTAGAGTCGACTGGTGGGATGTGCCTGGAAGAGATGATGAATGGAAAAGGCAGACAATTGCAAATACATCAGAATTACAGTTTGACCAAGAATTTGGAAATAATTTCCATGGCCGTGGTAATACACTAATTGACGCAAGCGATTTACTTGCTCAGAAATCTTTGCGTCCTATGACGTGGAATGAAAATATTTTTATATATGAAAAGGCTATAGAAGATCATGATTACGTAATGACTGTTGATGTATCTAAAGGCCGTGGTCAAGATTATAGTACGTTTACAGTTATTGATACATCAGTAGAACCATTTAAACAAGTCTGTGTATTTAGAGATAATAATATATCACCTATGCTATTACCAGATTTGTGTTATAAGTATGCAAGATTGTATAATGATGCATATATTATTGTTGAATCTAATGATCAAGGTGCTATTGTATGTAATGGACTATATTATGACTTAGAATATGAAAATATGTTTGTAGAATCTCAGGTTAAAGCTAATGCGATTGGTGCTACAATGACCAGAAGAGTTAAAAGAATTGGATGTTCTACCTTTAAAGATTTAATATCACAGAAAAAATTACACATTGTAGATGCTAATACTATTGAAGAAATGTGTACTTTTGTAGCTAGGGGTAATTCTTTTGAGGCACAAGCACCAAATCATGATGACTTAGTTATGAATTTAGTAATGTTTTCTTGGTTTACGACAACAGATATATTCCAAGGGATGACAAATATTGATATGAAAAATATGTTATATCAAGAACAATTAAAGGCAATACACGATGATTTATTGCCATTCGGAATTATTAATGACGGTAGTAGTAAGCCTGCACAAGAAGGTGTAGGAGACGGTGAAGGTAATGTATGGTTTGAGGTGGAGCACCTTTAAAACTTTATTTATATAAATAAAACTGATTGAATATAACCGTATTATGAAAACTTATTAATAACTCAAATTGAGAGGACAAAAAAATGGCATTTCAAGTATCACCAGGCGTCCAAGTCAATGAAATTGACGCATCGGGCGTAGTACCTGCCGTATCGACCAGTATTGGTGGATTCGCTGGGTCTTTCAATTGGGGTCCAGTAGAAGAAGTTAGAACGGTTGGTTCAGAAACAGAATTAGCTAGTATCTTCGGAACACCAGATTCCAATACTTATAAGTACTTTTTAACTGCAGCATCATTCTTAAAGTATGGTAATGCTCTTAAAGTAGTACGTGCAGCCACGGGTCACAAAAACGCGACTGACGGAACTGCAAAACTTGTCAAGAATGAAGATCATTACGATTCTTTATCTCATGACGGAACTTTTATTGCAAGATATCCAGGTGTACTGGGTAACTCAATTCAAGTACAGGTATGTCCAGCTAACGCTACAGCATTTGGAGCATTTACTCACGCAGGTGAGTTTGATTCAGTTCCAGGAACTTCTAGTTCTGCTGCGGTTGGTGGACACTCAAACGACGAATTACACATTGCTATCATCGATAAGACTGGAGCATGGACTGGGACAGCTAATACTGTACTAGAAACATTCGCATACGTTTCACAAGCATCTGACGCTAAGAAAGATGACGGAACTTCAAACTACTATAAAGAAGTGATTAACAGAACTTCTAGATATGTTTGGTGGTCAGGTCATGCTTCTGGATTAACTGACGCAGGTGAATCTTTCGCTAGTCAGTCGGCTGCTACAACATATGTAACTGGAAATGCAGTAATTACTGCTAACCTAGCCGGTGGAACAGATGATAACGCGCCAACCTCAGGTGAGATTGGTACTGCATTAGACCTTTTGGGTGATGCAGAAACAGTAGATGTTAATTTGTTATTCGCATATCCTGATGCAAACGGATCAAAGGATATTGCTGATAAACTAATTAGCCTCTGTAACACAAGAAAAGATTGTATGGCTTTTGTATCGCCTCCAATCGAAGATTCAGTTGGAACCGCAACTCCTGCTGCTGACGTAAAAGGATGGGTCGACACACTCGCCTCAACTTCTTATGCGTCTGCTGATTCAGGTGCTGTATACGTTTATGATAAATATAACGACGTTTACAGATGGTTGGGTGCTTCTGGTCTTTGTGCAGGTCTTTGTGCGAATACAGACAATGTTGCTGACGCATGGTTCTCACCTGCAGGAACAACAAGAGGTCAACTATTTGGTGTAACTAAACTAGCATATAATCCTAAGAAAGCTGATAGAGACATGCTTTATAAAGCAAGAGTTAACCCTCTAGTTTCTTTCCCTGGACAAGGAACAATGTTATTTGGTGATAAGACACTATTAAGTAAGCCAAGCGCATTCGATAGAATTAACGTAAGAAGATTGTTTATCGTATTGGAAAAAGCAATTAGTACCGCTGCTAAGGGTCAATTGTTTGAATTCAATGACGAGTTCACAAGAGCTCAGTTTAGAAATCTTCTAGAGCCATTCTTAAGAGATGTTAAAGGAAGACGTGGTGTAACAGACTTTAGAGTCGTATGTGACACTACAAACAACACAGGTCAAGTAATTGACGCTAATAGATTCGTTGCTGATATCTTTATCAAGCCTTCTAGATCTATTAACTTCATCACACTTAACTTTATTGCAACAAGAACCGGAGTCGATTTCTCTGAAATCGCCGGTAGTTAATTAGGAGAAGAATAATGGCAATTTTAGGCGTAGACGATTTTAAATCTAAGCTCGTTGGAGGTGGTGCTCGTGCTAACATGTTCAAAGTAACATGTAACTTCCCATCTTATGCTCAAGGTGATGTTGAATTATCTTCTTTCATGATTAAGGGTGCTCAGTTTCCTTCATCAGTCGTAGCTCCTGTCCCTGTATTATTCAGAGGCAGACAACTACAATTAGCTGGTGATAGAACTTTTGAGCCTGTCTCATTAACAGTGATTAATGATACTGGTTTTGAAGTAAGAAACGCATTCGAAAGATGGATGAATGGTATCAGCGAACATAATAATAATACAGGTCAAAGTAATCCTACCGATTACATGGCTGATATTATTATTGAGCAGCTAAACAAGCAAGGTGAAGTAACCAAGACTTATGATATAAGAGGTTGTTTCCCAACTAATCTTTCTACAATTGAACTTTCATACGATAGTGAAAATACAATTGAGGAATTTACAGTTGAGTTACAGGTTCAATATTGGGAGTCTGGAACTACTTCTTAAAAGTAGTATAAATAATATTAGATGAGGGGAGTTGTTCTCCCCTCTGATAATATTGAGGAAATAAAATGGCAGAACTTTTTGGTTTTGAGATCAATAGAAAGGGCAGTAAACAACCTGAGCTACCTTCTTTTGTTCCAAATACAGACGAAGACGGTGTAGGCGTTATTTCTACTGGCGGTCACTTTGGCCAGTATGTAGATTTAGACGGAGACAGCGCAAAAAACGAAGTAGACCTTATTTTAAAATATAGGGACATTGCTTCGCACCCAGAATGTGATGCAGCTGTTGAAGACATTGTAAATGAAGCAATTGTAGGTGATAATAAATCAGCACCTATTGAAATTATTATGGATGAAATGGAGGATGCATCAGATCAGGTTAAGAAGGCTATTAAATCGGAATTTGAAAATATTATTTCGCTTCTGAGATTTAATAGTTATTCGCACGACATTTTTAGAAAATGGTATGTAGATGGTAGATTACCGTATCATATTATTATCGATAATAAAAACCCTAAAAAGGGTATACAAGAATTAAGATATATCGACCCTACAAAACTTAGAAAAATTAAAGAGGTCGAGAAAGATAAAGACCCAAAAACAGGCGCAGAGATAATTAAGAAGTCAGAAGAGTACTTCTTATTTCAGGACGCCAAAATGCAATCAGCTGATCAAGGATTAAAAATACATCCAGACTCTATTGCATACTGTACTTCGGGGATGTTAGACCCAAGTAGAAAAAGAATATTATCGTTCTTACATAAGGCTATTAAGCCAGTAAATCAGTTAAGAATGATGGAAGATTCTTTAGTTATTTACAGGATTAGTAGAGCTCCAGAACGAAGAATTTTTTATATTGATGTTGGTAACCTTCCTAAAGGTAAAGCAGAAGAATATCTAAAAAATATTATGGGCCAATATAGAAATAAGTTGGTTTATGACGCAAAGACTGGAGATATTAAAGATGATCGTAAACACATGTCGATGTTGGAAGATTTCTTCTTACCGCGTAGAGAAGGTGGTAGAGGTACAGAAATATCAACGTTACCGGGGGGAGAAAACCTCGGACAGATCGACGATATCATCTACTTCCAGAAAAAACTCTATAAGTCACTCAACGTTCCAGCTAACCGTTTAGAGCAGGAGTCTGGGTTTAATCTCGGTAGAAGTACTGAAATTACTAGAGATGAAGTTAAGTTTAAGAAGTTCTTAGATAGGCTGAGAAAAAGATTTAGTGATCTATTCTTACAACTACTAAAAACGCAGCTTATGCTAAAAGGTGTTATTACTAAGGACGATTGGCTTAAATGGAAAGAAGATATATATTTTGACTTTATCGAAGATAACTATTTTAGTGAATTAAAAGAAGCTGAAATTATTCGTGAAAGGTTTGAGATGCTTGCTCAAATGGATGAGTACGTTGGGAAATATGTATCTAATCAGTGGATTCGTAAGAATATCTTACGACAAAACGATGACGAGATTGCTGAAATCCAAAAACAAATTGAATCTGAAAAAGCTTCAGGCGAAATTGGAGATGAAGAAGAAGATTTTTAATCTTGAAGTCAAAAATTTTATAAATATATAACGAAGGAAACAAATAATGAGTATTGAAAATTTAATTGATAATGTTAAAAATGGCGATAATGTTGCTGCTGGTAAGCAGTTTAACTCTATTATGGCCGATAAATTAACAGCTGCTCTTGATGCAAAGAAGATTGAAATTGCTTCTACATTGCAAGACAGACAAGCCTCTAAAGAAGAGGAATAATAACGGAAATAAGT